TATAATCAAATGTGCTTGTGATAGAGTGGGGACAACCCGACAAAACTTTAACACCCACTATAGAAAAGATGAGGAGTTTAAAAAAGCCATTGATGATATACTTGAAGAACAAATTGACTTTGTTGAAACCAAGATGGTGGAGGGTATTAGAAATGGTAATGATAAACTCATTCTATTTTATTTAAGAACCCGTGGTAAACATAGAGGATGGGGTGAAACAACTGATATAACTTCAAATGGGGAAACCATTAATACAACCCCAATGATAAATATAAGCGTAGTTAATCCCAAGGATAAATAATGGATTTACAAGTCACCAATGTATTTCAACGCAACTATGATTGTCTAACAGGTAATACAAGATTTATAATCAATGTTGGGGGAACAAGAAGTAGCAAGACATATTCACTCTCCCAACTATTGATTGTGTATTGTTTAACAAACTCGAATAAGATTGTATCAATAGTTAGAAAAACCCTACCATCATTAAGAGCATCAGTAATGAGGGATGTAATATCTATTATGAAAGAGATGAATGTCTATAGTGAAAAAAATCACAATAAGACAGAAAACATCTATACATTCCCCAATGGTACAATGTTAGAGTTTTTTAGTGTGGATGATGAACAAAAGATTAGGGGTAGAAGGAGGGATATATTATGGATGAACGAAGCCAATGAAATAAACTTTGATGAGTTCCAACAATTAAATTTTAGAACGAGTGATAAACTCTTTTTAGACTTCAACCCAAGTGATATGTATCACTGGATATATGACTTGTATTCTAACCCACAATCAATTAAAATCCATTCAACCTATAAAGATAACCCTTTCTTGGAAAAGTCTCTTATAAGGGAAATTGAGGACTTGATAAAGGTGGATGAAAACTATTATAAAATATATGCCTTGGGGGAAACAGCAATACCCAAATCAGCAATATATACCCACCAACAATTAACCAATCAATTACCAGATAAATATGATAATGAATGTATGGGACTGGATTTTGGTTTTAACCATCCTACTGCTCTAATAAAGGTGGGTAGGTTGGATAATAAAATATATGCTGAGGAATTATTATATAAAAGTCATCTAACTGCAACAGACTTGGTTAGTGAAATGAATACACTCAAAATATCCAAGACAATCCCCATTGTATGTGATTATGCTCGTCCTGAAATAATACAAGAAATACGTAGAGCTGGGTATAATGCAATCAATGCTGATAAGAATGTTAAAGAGGGGATTGATTCAGTTAAGAGTAGTGAATTACATATACACAACCAATCCATTAACCTATGGAAGGAAATCAATAACTATAAGTGGAAAACAAATGGGGATAAGATAATGGATGAACCTGTTAAACTATATGATGATGCCTGTGATGCTTTAAGATATGGGGTATTACATTTAAAGAAACGTAGTGGTTCAGCCCCATCTTTTTCTTTCTTTACAATATAAACAGATTATAAATTAAATATCTATAATAAAATATGAGCCAACAAAAGTCATACAACCAGTTAATTGATTTTATCAATGACTTTGCAAACAACCACCTCCAAATAAAATCATTTGGTGAGGGGTTTCGTCCTACATTAAATACTTATGTCACGGAGAATGAGAACTTCCCCATTCTATTTGTTGAACCATTATCACATACAATGAATAACTGGGTACAACAATTTAGAATCAGGGTGTATTGTTTAGATGCGTTGAATAAGGACATCAGTAATAGGAGGGATGTTATAAGTGATTGTCTCCAAATACTAAATGACTTGTATAAGTATATCATCAATAATGGTTCAACCCTTGGACAGAATGAGTTTAATGTTGTGGGTACTCCAACATCATTCCCCTCATCTAATATAACACCCGAATTTTTCAGTGGGTGGTTTGCTGAATATGTAATAGAAGTAACACTAAACGATAAATCCTGTGACATCCCATTAAATTAATGCCTATATGTCCTTAACAAAATGTCTTTTTCATATTTATAATAAACAACATAAAATGGAAACTTATAAAATTATTAAAGACTTTGAAAACTACTCCATCAGTAATTGGGGAAATGTAAAAAACAACAAAACCGATATGGTATTAAAATTTAGAGATTGCTTTGGGTATAATAGGGTTAGACTTTATGATAAAAATATTAGCAAACCAAGAAATATTAATGTTCATAGACTTGTTGCTGAGTATTTTATCCCCAACCCAGAAAACAAAACACAGGTTAATCATATAGATGGGGATAGAGGTAATAATCACTATACTAATTTAGAATGGGCAACAAACTCAGAGAATCAAATACATAGGAGATATGTACTTGAAAAAGGTATTAAAAATATCATATTAGAAAAAGATGGGGAGATATATTTCTTCAAGTCAATAAAACAAGCCAGTGATGAATTAAACTTATGTGCAGCAGCATTGTCAAGATTATCTAACGGAGAACGAAAAACCCATAAAGGGTATAAACTAAAAATAAATTAATTAAATATGCCGTGCTTTTTGTGTGCAAATGGAAAATATAAATATGGAACAAGGGGGAATTGTCAATTCGATACCCTATCCAAATGTAAGGAAGCTGAATTGGCTATCCTTATTGATAAGATGAATAAGATTAAAGAAAGTATAAATAAGAACAATAAAGATTATGGCAAATCTTAATGAGATATTAACCCTTATAGAGAGAGATATACTTCAAGCGTACCAAGAAGTCATTGATGAGAATAATCTTGTTGATACGGGGTTATTACGTGATAGTGCGAGGGTAGAAATAGATGATGACTTTACCATAAGATTAGTAACACAAGACTATTACACTTATTTAGACGAGGGGACAAGATATATTGAACACTATGATTTAACTGAACAAATAATGAACCACGAATTGTTCCTACGAGCTGAAGAAAGAATTGGGGAAGTAATTGCGTTGGAGATAGAGAATAAACTAAAAGGATAACACTATGGCATTAACTATAATAAATACCCCATTAAAAGTAGCACCAGTTTATAACCCTAACTACTTTATTGTGGATAGCACGAATAAGAGTGAGGATAACTTTGAATATCTTTATGATGTATATGAATCACAAGGTAATACATTGGGGGATAGACTAATAAGAGTTAGAGTACCCGCTGAACCTATAAGTGGATGGGGTGTATATAACCCTATGAAAATACTTCAAACCCAAGTGGAGAATGTATTTGATTATGATTTAACTGGTTGTAGTGTTCAAGACTTTGTTGAATACACAATTAAAGTTGGGGAAGCTTATACATTTGAATGGCCATTTGATTCAGTATTTGGATTAGCAGTTAGTGGTACAGGATGTTTATTAAATGTTGTATTGACAGGTACAACCCAACACTACTATAACACTGGGGATACAATAACCATTCAAGGTGCAACAATATCACAATACAATGGAACGTGGGGTGTAATACAAGTACCCAACAATAATCAAGTGGTATTAGACTTATGTGTATCATCATTATCCTCAACATCGGGGACAACAAAACTATTTAATGATGAACAAACATTCTTTACAGGTTTAACATCATTCACCCAATACTACGCACATAACGCTGCAATCAATACATATGACTTTATACCTTATAGAGTTGAACCCTATTTTAGAGATACATATTATCCTTCAAGTGGTGGTACAGCATTGTGGTATTCTAATGTACCCGATGGATATAAGACAAGAATTACAAATAGGGGACATATAACTTACTTCAATAGTATTTATACAGGTACAACATACCCTGAACCAGATGGGTTATTAGTGGTGACTGATGATGGTACTAATGTCATTGTAAATTTGGATTGTAAGAAAGAAGTATTGAGTGTTGGAGTATTCCCTTGGAATTTGAATAATATTGATGCTGCGGATGCTACATTCATTACTGGTTCATTACCTATCATCACCCCATTGACAACAACATATGATGTATGTTTAATAAGTAGTGCTTATACATCAGTGGATATGACATTCGTTTATCCTGGACAAACAAATAGTTTTGCAA